CGGTTGGTTAGTTTCTTTAAAATAATAGTTACAATTGATTAAGACAAAACAAATACACGTTATAAGAATGCTTTGCAAATGTGGTACATTAAACGAATACCATAGCAACAACCCATTAACAAAGAAGTTAGCGTGTTACCTTGTTTGTCCATTTTGCAAACCAAAAAAACAACAAACCAATATAAAATGAATGAAGAACAATTTTGCGAATTTTTCACAAACCATTTTGGTGAAAGAATAACCAACATTAATCAAGTAAGTGGCTCATTTGACGGTGAAGAATTATTCGAGTTCGTTAATCAAGCTATAAACAAATCAAAAGAATTAAACAATGGGGAAAAAGAAATACATAGAAACACCTGAGCTTTATTTAAAGCTATGGAATGAATATGTTAAAGAGGTTAAAAGTAAACCTAAGTTAGTTCATGACTTTGTTGGTAAAGACGGTAACAGCGTTCACAGAGAAAGAGAAAGACCCCTATCATGGGACGGCTTTGAGTTGTTTGTTATGCAAAAAGGGTACATAAAAACACCCGACTTATCAGAATATTGCAATGAAGATAATAAGTCATACAGCGATTATTTACCCCTCTCACGTGCATTTAAGAAGCAAATTAAGGCTGACCACATTGAGGGAGGTATGACAAATATTTACAACGCAAATATCACAGCGAGTCTGCATGGGTTAAAAAACCATAACGAAACCGAAATAAAAGCAAACGTAACCATGCCTATCCCTGATATTGGAAGCCGTAAAAAATAAATATAAATACACTAAAGCCTATTACAAAATAAGGGACTTAATAATTGATAATCCAAATGAGGATGTATTTGTTATTTGTGGCGGTCAGGGTGCATCCAAAACCGTTTCAATTATCCAATTAATTATCCAGTCACTTCACACTTCGCCAAAGGAGGCAACTGTGCTAAGTAGTGAGTTAAGTAAGATGAAGCGTACAGTCATGAGGGATTACACTAAGATTTGTCAAGACTGGGGTATAATGACTGGTGACTCATTCAACAAATCAGAAAGCAAGCATGAATGGACAAATGGCAGTTACATTGATTTCCTTGGAGCAGACGTTAACGATGTTGGTAAAGGTTTTAGACGTGACATACTTTATATCAATGAAGCGGATAAATTAGACATTGATGCAGCCACGCAATTTATAAGCCGTGCTAATTTAACCATTATTGATTACAACCCAGATAATCATTTTTGGGGTGACGATTACATAAACGAAAATAACTTCTTACGCCTAACATTTGAGGATAACGAGTTCTTATCTGAAAGCGAGGTTAAGTCTATTTTGAATTACAAAGAACGGGGCTTTATTAAAAAGGATTTACCAATTGAACAACTATTTGAATCTAACAACATTATGAATAAGTACTGGGCGAATAAGTGGCGTGTGTACGGACTTGGTCTAGTTGGCTCACTAAGCGGCACAGTATTTAACAACTGGTCAAAGATTGACAATATACCGACCGATGCTGAGTTATTAGCCTATGGTTTAGATTGGGGTTATAGTCAAGACCCTACGTGTTTAATTGCTATGTATAAATGGAATGGCAAACTAATAATTGATGAGTTGATTTATCGTAAAGGTTTAATTAACTCCGAACTTGCAAACATCATGCGAACACTTAACCTTAACATGAGGGTTAATATAGTTGCGGATAGTGCCGAGCCTAAGTCAATAGCCGACTTAAAGATGTATGGTTTTTATAATGTTATCCCAGCCGTTAAAGGTGCTGATAGTGTACGTAATGGAATAAATAAGCTGCAAGAACATGATATACTTATAACATCACGTTCAACAAACACAATCAATGAGTTTCAGAATTACACATGGGCAAAGGATAGAAACGGAAAAGAAACGGGAGAGCCTATTGATGCTTTTAATCATGCTATTGACCCAGCTCGCTATGTTGCGTTAACTAAACTAAGCTATCAAGGTTATACTGAGGTATATTAATAAATGAGTGTATTTTATTGTTATATTATTGAATGATACCGATTGAGATAGTAATAGATGAATTTGGCAATAAGTTAGTTGATGACCTGAAAGCATCCCTTAAAAAGAAAGGGGTGATGTATCAAACGCAAGAAAGTAAACTAGCTGCATCAATTCGTTTTAGAACATTGCCTAAAGGTGATTCAATTGTGTTTCAGTTGTTGATGCCTGACTATGCCGAGATAAGGGATAAGGGAAGGAAGCCCGGACCAGTTAGTAAAGAGGGTAAAAAGAAAATAGGTGAATGGGGCAACCGAAAGGGAATGATAGGTAAGTTTAGCGAGAATGAATTAATTAACAGAAAGAAAAAACAAGACGAAGCAAAAGCAAGGAATAAAAACAGAAAGGTTTGGAAGACTTTAAAAAAGCAACCATTCAATAAAGCTAAAGAAGCGTTTGCTTATGTAGTGAGTAGAAAGATAGCTAAGAAAGGCTACGAAGGAAACAACTTCTTTACTGACGTGATAAATGATGGGCGTATTGACGAATTAAAAAAAGACTTAATGGATTATGGTTTCAAGAACTTTAAATTTGGATTAGAATAGCATGGCAATCACTATTACACATAAACCCCAAACAATAGCACCGGGATTCAATCAATTGATGTTTAGAGCCACGTCAACGCAAACGGCACAACCTAACTTTAACTATTATGTTACTGTTAATGTGGACGGTGTTGCTTTAACTCCTATGCCATTGCCGGCACGTCCAACAGGTGACCTTATTTTGGATATTAAGCCATTGGTGAGGGACTTCTTAAAACATTACTTTCCATTCAATCTTTCGGGATGGCAAACGTGTACGAAGTCAATTATAAACGTTACAGTTAACATAGGCGAACGTTACGGAACTACTCCGACTATCTATACAGGAACTAATCAATTCTTTAAAATATGGAATGGTTCGTTAACAGAGAGGGAAAGGATGACTTACAACTCTTCACTGTACGTGAGTGGTTCGAGGGCTTTAAATAATTTACCAACTGAAATAAAGGTTAAAAAGGATAAACAAGATGTTGTTTTTTATTACTTGTTAAACGCTGTTAATGACGTTACAACGGTTGAAGTTAAAACATACGACTCAACAAACACATTACAAAGTGATAGTGCCATTGCCAACCCACACACAACAGTAACAACACAAAATCAAATGCTTTGTATTAACCTCGGAAAGGCTGCGCTACAGGGATTGTTAGTCAGTCAAGTTGGAGGAGATTTTCCAATATCAACCAGTTCGAGTGTTAAAAGAATAAATATTAAGTTCAAAAACGGTGGTACTACTGTTGGAGAATATAACATCAATTATGTAGGATGCAAGGGGCGTAATGAGAAACCGTATAGCCTTTACTACCTCAATCGCAATGGGGCTTTTGATTTTATTAACTTCGTTTCAGTTAATCGAACCAACACCAATACTAAGATAAATTACAGAAAGATTGAACAATACCACAAAGGTAGTTACTTGGATTCAAGTAGTACAATTGTTTTAATCGATAGCCCATTGGAGCAAAGAGATAGGGTGTTAGGCAACACTAATCAAGACACTTACCGATTAATTACAGATTCGTTAAGTGATTCAGATGTTGCAATGCTAGAAGATTGCTTTAACTCAAGCGTGTACATTTTACATGACATTGAAAACGACTATTACGAATATGTGAACCAAACAGATACTCAATTCATCGTAAGGGAAAAGATAGTTGACAAAGTAATTCAGGTGCAAATGAACATTAACAGTAACATCATTAACGAAAGGCAGACGTTTTAATGGGTAGGTTATTTATTCGAAATATTGAAGTTGATATGGTTGAGGATGTGAATACGTCCTTAAACTATTCTTTATTGGACATTCAAAACCCGGTTAATAAGCAGACTAATTATAGCAAGTCAATTAAGTTACCAGCAACAAACCCGATTAATCAAATATTTGAATACATCTTTAACTTAGATGTAACCCTATCCACATTTAATCCAAACAAAAAAGAGCCTGCTATTTACTATTCAAATGAAAGCGAAATATTCGCAGGTCACGTAAGGCTTAAGAAGATAGAACGTAATTTAGATAAACAAACAAACTTTTACATACTTGAACTGTTTGGCGAACTATCCTCTTTATTTAGAGACATTGGCGAAAAGTTAGTAACAGGTAATCCGAACCCTGCCGACGACTTAGACTTTAGCGAGTATGACCATGAATTGAACTACACCAATGTAGTTAATAGTTGGGCAACTTCAAATATAGTTAGTGGCTCACCTGTTTCATTAGGGGGGTTAGGTGCTAAAGGTTATCGTTACGCCTTGGCTAATTACGGAACGGAAGCGGAATATTTTTTAAACAACTCATCTAACTATAATCCCGACATTGACTTTGCTGTTAATAATATGCGCCCTGTCATATTCAGGTATGAACTTTTAAAAAAGATATTTGATAAAGCAGGCTGGGTTTGGGATTCAGCTTTTTTAAACGGGACTAGGTTTGGTAAAATAGTTCACCCTTGTAACAATGATGTATTAAGCCTTTCGCAATCTCAAATAGATAACAATAGGTATTACGTAAATGATAACGTAGGCATAAGTAACACCGTTGCAATGAATCCAATCGGAGGTTCTAGTGCTACATTTGTTCCAACGTTACCACCTTACAATACTGTTATATTCAATAACGAAGCCTCACCATTTTATGATACGGGCGCAAACAACAATACTACAACCGGAATATTTAACACACCGTTACAATCGACTTACATAATCACATTTCAAACAACCGTTAACGCTGAGTTATCAATACCAACAACACCGGTAGGTAGGTTAATGACTTCGTTTACAGGGATTGTTAGATTGTCAATTGATAAAGAAGTTTCACCCGGTGTTTGGACAAATATACACTATCAAGACTTTAACTACAATCAAACGAATGCAGGTACTTTTGTTTTATCTCAATCATTCCAAACAACTAAAGAAGTCTATGATGTTGTAAATACTAAGTATAGATGTACGGTTGGCTATGGTAGCTTAGTTGGCACAATGACCTCAGTAATAACAGGCGGTAACATCTTTATTAAAGTATTGGATAGTTACTTGTACGTAAGGCTAAAGAATAACAATGTAGTGGAGGGTATGGGCGTTACTTATTCTTTTAATCAAGTGTTACCAAAAAATAAAAAACAAAAAGACTTTTTAATCGATTCAATTCGTGAGTTCAATTTGTGGATGATTGAAGATAAGTTGGTTAAAAAG